TTCTAAAATGCTTAATTGTAGCACAACCGCTTTATGTAGATATTTAAAAGACAATAGTATTAAAATTAAAAGAAAACCTAAATATGATTTAAATGATATTGCAAAACAAATAGAAGTATATTACAAAGAAGGTTATACAAATCATTATGTTATTCGTAAAACTGGTTATAGTAATGGAACTATTTGTAGGGCAAAAAAATTAATCAAAAATAATTTGCATACTTAATTTTTTATTATTAACTAACGGAAAAATTAATGGGCAAAGTATGCAGAAACACACACAAATATACTTGCAGGGAATGGGGTATAAAACAACCGACTTCATTCCTTGCGAAGTGTGTGGCTCACAAGCGGTAGATGTGCATCATATTGAGGCGAGGGGTATGGGTGGCAGCAAAGACAAAGACACGATTGAAAACCTAATGGGTTTGTGTAGGAAGTGCCACATAGAATACGGAGACAAGAAACAATATAAAGAGTTTTTAAAAGACATACATAACCAAAACTTAAACAATGGAAATCAATAAAATATATAACGAGGATAACTTAGAAACAATGGCACGAATGCCAAATGACTATGTTGATTTGATTATTACATCTCCACCTTACGAAGATATATCTGGCGCAGGTTATGGTGCAAAGTCAAAAGATATTCTTTTTATTAAGTTTTATTCCGATTATTTAAGCAAACTATTTGGGGAGTATAAAAGGATATTAAAGCCGACAGGTCAAATATACTTTAACATAAAAAGCAAGACATTTGATAAAACACTAAGGACACCGCATTGGATTGAGTTTCTTGATAACTTTACAGACCTAAAGTTTAAGAGTTATATTATTTGGAAATATAGCGGTAGCTTTGATAGTACAAATAAAAGGTTTCACTTGGACTATGAAATAATATATCACTTATCTAAAGGAGACGATATTTACTTAAACGAAAATTGTGGCATACACGACCCGTTATCTTCTGTATGGAATGTACCTCATAATATACCTAAAAACGAAAGGCTGCACCCAACACAAATGCCAGAGGCTTTAGTAGATAGAATATTAAAGGTAGCAAGTAGACCAACAGATTTAGTTTACGATAGCTTTATGGGTAGCGGAACAACCGCAGTAGTATGCAAGAAAAATGGTATTAACTGGATAGGAAGTGAACTAAACCCAGAAAATTATCAAAACGCAATTAATAGATTAAACTCAATTTTATTGTAATATGGCAAAAGGTAACGAGAACAAGAACAAAATTTCATTTGGCAAAAGGAAGCGAGGGTCTGCAAAGAAGTCCTTTAACAAGCACACGCCAAGAGAAAAAGCTTATAGAGGTCAAGGCAGATGAGAAAACTAAACGCTATATGGCTACTCCTTACGCACAAAGCTTACTTCCTTGCGGTATGTAAGACGGGTAAAAATGGAGACGATATGACCACGATAGGACACTACACCTATGCAATGGCAGAAACTTTGATTAACAAACACATAGCAGACGTAGACACTTACTTAGATCAAGAGGACGCAATAGACGAAGCAAACGATATAATTAACGGCATACTATGATACAAAACGTACCAATCAACACAGTAAAAGCAAACCCGAACAACCCCAGAATAATTAAAGACGATAAGTTTGCAAAGCTCGTAAAGTCAATTAACGAGTTCCCACAAATGCTTAACCTTAGACCTATTGTAGTTAATGACGATATGGTTGTGCTTGGTGGCAATATGAGATTAAAGGCTTGTAAGGAAGCAGGACTTAAAGATATACCGATTATCAAAGCAAGTGAATTAACCGAGCAGCAACAAAAGGAATTTATAGTTAAAGATAACGTAGGCTATGGCGAATGGGATTGGAATGACTTAGCAAATAATTGGGATGCAGAGCAGCTAATAGATTGGGGGTTAGACATACCTGGCTTTGATGCAGAAGTTATAGAAGCCGAGGAAGATGACTTTGCAGTTCCAGACGGGGGAATAGAAACGGATATAGTATTAGGAGATTTATTCGAGATAGGAGAACACCGATTGCTTTGTGGCGATAGTACGGATAGCGACCAAGTGGCAAAGTTAATGAACGGGCAAAAGGCAGAATTAGTATTCACAGACCCACCTTATGGTATTAATGCAGTTTCAAAATCTGGTGTTTTAAAAGAATCTTATGGTGTTGATATTTTAGGAGATTCAAATACTAATGCTGCTTGTGATTCATTTTCTTTAATTTATTCATTGTACCCAGATGCGACGCATATTTGGTGGGGTGCAAACTATTATTCATTAGACGCTAAACTACCTAATGCAAAATGTTGGATAACTTGGGATAAGCAAGAAAAAAATAATCATATTGACCAAGCTGATTGTGAACTTGCTTGGACAAATATAAATTCACCTGCAAGAATATTTCACCATTTATGGGCAGGGTTTAGGAGAGATTCGGAAAAGGGGGATAAAAGAGTACATCCAACTCAAAAGCCTATTCAGTTAATAAGCGAAATATTACTTCATTTTAAAAAAGTTACAAGCAATTTAATAGCAGATTATTTTTTAGGTTCAGGATCAACAATGGTAGCAGCACATCAACTTAAAAAGAAATGCTACGGAATGGAACTGGACCCTAAATATTGCCAAACAATTATAGATAGGATGCGTAAACTTGACCCAACATTAGTTATTAAAAAGAACGGGTTACCTTTGTAATAACAAAGAGATAAATAAGAAAATATGGCAAACGAACATAATTTAAAACCAGTACAAAAAGGCGAGATAAGAAACCCAAACGGCAGACCTCGTAAGTATGTAAGCCTACTTAAAGAGCAAGGATATAAACTTGCTGAGATAAACGATACCATACAAGCTATGATGTCAATGGACTTAGAGGAACTTAAAACAGTATGGGATAACCCGAAGGCAACAATACTTGAAAAGACGATTGCAGCAGCTATGCGTAAAAGCTTAGAGAAGGGCAGCCTTTATAGTTTAGAAACTTTACTCACCCGTGTTTATGGTAAGCCTAAAGAATTAGTAGATATTCAAAGCGATAACAAAATAGAGATAGTATTTGTAGACGGCAAGACAATTCTTTAATGCGGATAGAACTACCTAACGGACATATAAACCAAAAGAAGATACTTGACTGCGAAGCCAGGTACATAGTTGTGATGTGTGGGCGAAGGTTTGGCAAATCGGAACTATCCCAGATCAAATGTATTACAACCGCAATAAAAGGCGGACAAGTTGCTTACATAACCCCTACCTATAAATTGGCTAAGGTATTCTTTGAGAAGCTATGCAATAGCCTTCCCTTCCCTAATAACAAATCGGACTTAAATATTAGCTTCCCTAATGGTGGCAAGGTAGAGTTCTTTACAGGCGAACGCTTGGATAACTTAAGAGGGCGCAAGTTTAATCTGGTAATAGTAGACGAGGCTTCCTTTATACCTAACTTAGAAGACGGGTGGCTAAATTCGATAAGACCTACCTTAACGGACTACAAGGGTAAGGCTATATTCTTAAGCACCCCTAAAGGTAAAAACTACTTCTTTAGTTTATTTAGCAAAGCAGAACCCGATTGGCAAAGCTTTAAGTTTACGACATACGATAACCCTTACATAGACCCACAAGAGATAGACGATGCCCGTAGGCAATTACCTGAGGTTGTGTTTGAGCAGGAGTATATGGCAAACCCGGCTGAGAACGCAGCAAACCCTTTCGGTAGCCAACATATACGCAAGTGCTTACACCCAGTAACAACAATGCCAGTAGTAGCTTATGGAATTGATCTAGCGAAGTCGGTCGATTGGACTGTAATAGTAGGCTTAGACGAAGACGGAAACGTGGCTTATTTTGACCGCTTTCAAATGGATTGGCACAATACCAAGCAAACTATCCTTAGGCTGCCTAAATGCCCTATCCTTGTCGATTCTACGGGGGTTGGCGACCCTATCCTCGAGGACTTACAAAGAGAAGGGGTAATGATACAAGGCTTAAAGTTCACAAGTTCAAGTAAGCAGCAACTAATGGAAGGATTACAAGCTGCCATACATCAAGGTAAGATAGGCTACCCTGAGGGGATAATAAGCCAGGAACTTGAAGTATTTGAGTATATGTATACGGCAACGGGGGTTAAGTATTCAGCACCTTCAGGCTTTCACGATGATGCCGTAATGGCTTTGGCTTTGGCTTGGCAGAACTTCAGCCTTAAACGTGGCACGGGTAGGTACGCATTCCTATAACCGCTTATCCTTGATATTTACCGCTCATCACAATTTTAAAAAAAAGTTTGCTCATTTGATTGTGCAATGTGTAAATGTTGTATATTTGATATATCAATTAACCACAAACACAAAACACAATGAAAAAAGAAACCGCACAACTTTTAGCAGTATTTTTAGTAGCTTGTTACCTTATTGGTCAACTTCAAGACATCTACTCAAAATGATTTACGTTATTTGCCTTCTGCTAATTGCAACAGGTTTTGTAATGGCAGCATTAACTGACTACACAATTAAAAACTATGACCAAAAGCACAAAAGAATATATAGACAAATATTACGCAAGTGAGCCGATTAGCATTATGATGACTAATATCGATGCGACTTACTTAGAGATACTTACCTATTGCAACGAGAAGGGTTACGAACCTGCAAAGCGTAGAATGAGAAGTCCAGAACATAAGTCAAAAATCGGCTTTTTTGACATAGATAATTACAAACCCGAAACAATATAAAATGGAACTACAACAAATCTTTGAAACAACAAAAGAACAACGCATCGAGTTTACCCACCAATTAATTGAACGCTTAAACGCAGGGGAACTTGACCCGTTAAAAACACATCTCCAGGTTAAAGCCTTAGAGGATATGCTCGAAACCCTAAAGGCAAACAAGGACTATAAAGATGCAGTATTACAAGCAGCCGTACTTAATGGCAAGGACTTTGAGTATATGAGTGCTAAGTTCAACATTAGAGAAGTAGGGGTTAAGTATGACTTTAGCAAATGTGAAAGTCCTGCATACGAGGAGATATTAAGCGAGTACAATAGCGCAGCTAAAGCCAAAAAGGATATGGAAGAGTTCCTTAAAAAAGTTCCGCATCAAGGTCTTGACATTATTAACGGAGTTACTGGCGAGGTTACCAAAGTTTACCCACCTGCTAAGAGTAGCACAACAAGTGTAGCCGTATCATTAAAGTAATAAAAATATTGTACTTCTTTGCAATTTGCTTACCTTTGGCAGCGTTATGCTACATAGGTGGGCATCTTGCTTATGAGATAATGTTAAAACTAAGAAAATGACACCTAAACAAAAGGCAAAGGAATTGTTTGGAAAATATGCAATGTATCTAAGGGCAAATTTAATGTATGATGAGGAAGCTAATGAAGATGCTAAACGATGTGCCTTAATAGCAGTAGATGAAATAATAGAAGCCAACCCTATTGCGTTTGACCAAGATGATAACTGCATAGAAAAAAATTGGTGGAAAGAAGTTAAAACTGAAATAGAAAAATTATGACTTGGAACGAATTAACAGTTTGGCAGTACCAACAAATCTATCCAATAGTTACTAAGCCTGAGAAGGATTGGACTACCTTAGACGTGGAAAGTAAGTTAGTAGGTATAATCTTTAACCTTACCGACACCCAGGTAGATAGCCTAAGCGTAAAGCAGTTTAACAACCTAAAGGCAACCCTTGACTTTTTAGACGATAAGATAGAAGGTAAGCCTGTTAAGTATACCGAAGTAAACGGCAAACGTTACAGGTTTATTTATGATGTGCAGCAGATCAAAGCAGCCAGATACATAGAAACAAAAGTATTTAGCACGGACTTAGTTGGTAACCTTCACAAGTTAGCAGCCTCAATGGTTGTGCCTCAACGTAGAACTTGGTACGGCAAATGGGTAGATGACAAGTACGATGCTGCCAAACATAGCGAGTATGCCGAGGACTTACAAGCAGCTAAATTTATGCACGTTTACCAATCCATTGTTTTTTTTTATCAAGTATACAGAAATTGGATAGAAGTTTCACAGGCTTATTTGATAAAGGAGATGACGAACAAGGGAATGAATTTGGAACAAGCGCAAGAGGTGGTTCAAATTTTATGCAGCACTTTGGATGGCAGTATTGCGCCAAATCTGTTGCCGACCACGAAAATATCACAGTTGACCAAGCTTATGAAATAACAACAATCCAATTCTTAAACACCCTATCCTATCTAAAGGCTAAAGCCGATTACGATAAGGAGCAACATAGGAAACTTAAATAAGACCGACCCTGCCAATTTTGGTGGGGTTAGTTATTTTTAGACCTTCCTTATATTTATTAGCGTGAGTATAAGTAAAGCACAAATACAAGCGTTAAGGGATAACTTTATACAAAGCTTAGGCGGTAGCTTTGATAAGTACAAGCAAGGCGAACTTCCCGTTTTAGAAGATACCTTAGCTTTATATGGTAAGGCTTTTAACGATAGGATTACCCAAATATTAGATAGCGAAAACATTACGAGTTCTGGTAAATTGGCAGAACCGGCTTTGCCTATCATTACAAAATTTGGTACGGGTTACATTTTAAGCCTCGGTTATGAACCAGGAAGCGAAGCATCTAAATACTATGACTTCGTAAACAAAGGGGTAAAAGGTACAAAGAACGAGAAGGCAGATAGTAAAACACCTTACGCTTTTAAGGGTAATAAAAAAGCCGTTCCGGTTAGTTCAATAGAAAAATGGCTTGGATATAATAAGTTAAAATCGGTATCGGTTAAAAAGTATACAAAGCTTGGAACGGAAGCAAAGGCAATAGAAGGCAAGAAGTCCTTAGCTTTTTTAATTGCTCGTAGTATACATAGGAAAGGTTTAAAATCTACACGCTACTTTGATAGAGCGGTAGCGCAAATATTTAATAAAGAATTTATTGAGAATATAGCAATCGCAGTAGGTGGCGATATTCAAATTCAAATCAAACAAGCAATAAATGGCAATAACAATAACAAGTAGTCCTGCACCTTATTCGTCTATGCACGATAACTTATGGTTCGTATCAAGTTCTACTAATAGCGGAACAACAAATTTTAAGTTTGTTTATGATGTCTATATAAACGGAAGCCAGGTAATTAGATCAAAAGTATTCCCTTCTCCAAGTGCAGAAGGTAGCTACGGGGTGTTTAACGCATCTCCAATGGTTAGGAGTTTTGTTACTAACTACTTCGAGCCTTCGGGTAACTCAATACTTGTAGCTTCAAATGACAAGATCAAAGTAGATTACCAAATAAGAATAGGAGAAGAAGTTAGCGGCGTTACAACTACTAACTTAGCATCTGGCAACTTTTCAGCTTACAACTTTGTGCCACCATTGTTTGCAGACATATTCTTAACTAAGAACCAAACGCCTTTAGTACTATCGGACTATTACGATAATTTACTATTAGAAAACTTTACCGATGACTTTTTGACCGAGCGTGATACTGACGATATAACACTTGAAT